ATAATAGAAGTGTACAAGTATAACAACCAACGAATACTAAATCAGATATGTTACTCGAAAGGATTAAGCAATAAACAAATATCTAAGTACATTGATTCTAAAGCGGTGTGTTGGTGTGATAGTGCAGAGCCTAAATCAATCGCAGAACTACGAACCTACGGAGTGAGTGCAAGAGGTGTTACAAAAGGAAAGGATAGTATTAACTACGGTATTCAGATTATACAAGACTATGAATATCTAGTTACTTCTTCATCGTTAGAGTTCATTACAGAGTTGAGGAAATACGCATGGGCAAAGGATAAGACCACCAACGAGAAATTGAATACTCCGATTGATATGTGGAATCACGGCATAGATGCTTGGAGGTATCACGAAATGGAATCAATAGGTAAGAACAGAAAGATACAAATAGCATAACAATTAAAATCAAACATTATGGAAGACTTAATTAAAGCATTACAGATACTTTTAAAGTACGCTAACGATGACAGATGCCCGACCAATTGCTCACATGATGAGTTTTATGTAGGTGCTGGAATACAACACGATGCAGTTAGTAAAGAAGATACTAAGGAACTTGACAAATTAGGATTCATTCCATGCGATGAATACGGTGAGGGGTTTATCTCTTTTAGATTTGGTAGTTGTTAGTCTTTGAAATAGCATAGTAACAATAATTACAATATTTAGTTATAATAGTAATGAAGTTAAAAATTACAATACCAGAGGATATTAGTGATATTAGTTTATCAGAGTTTCAGAAGTACGAGGTGCTGAATGAGAAGTTGAAAAGCAAAGAGTATACAGCGGTAGAGTACAACAAAAGAAAGATAGAATTGTTTAGCGGTTTGCCGTATCATAGGATTGATAGTGTACCGTTTGAAGAGTTAGAATCTATACTCTCAGACATTGACAAAGCATTAGACAAGGATTGTAAGTTTGTTGATAGATTCTTTATTGGTGGTGTTGAGTTTGGTTTCATTCCTAACTTTGATAAGGGAAAGGTAAGTGCTGGTGAGTTCATTGATATGCAAGAGTACGGAGTTAAGGCAGAAACATTGCACCGACTAATGGCTGTGTTGTTTAGGCCAATAAGAAAGAAGCACAAGGAAAAGTATAAGATAATCAAATACAGCGGAACAGAAAAGCACGCAGAAGTAATGCGAATAATGCCGATGCACATTGTAAATGGAGCGTTAGTTTTTTTTTACAGTTTATCGAGGGAATTACAGAAGCATACCCTCAAGTCTACGATTCGGGAACTAGCGAAGGAGCAGCGGCTTCAAACTACTTCAGTGAGTGGGGTTGGTATGCTACCATCTACGAACTAGCAAAGGGAAAACCGTGGAAGTTTAAACATATTGAGGAGATGAATGTACACGAGTTTCATACATTCTTAGCACACAAGAGCGATAGGGATAAGTTGAAAGCAAATTTAAGGAAGAAGAAATGAATCATTACACCGAGTTATTAAGATACGTTAAAGGGCTAGCAGAACAAGATCCTTTTGTTAATACTATTACTCAAGGGATTGATGAGGATATGGATTTAGACAAGGGTAATATTTACCCACTGTTTAACATTGAGATATTCGACCCTACATTTCCAGCCAATACAATCACATTTCAATTAGAGATTACTTGCTTACAACAACGCGACAACAACAAAGAAATAGTTAACGATAAGTTTCTATTGAATGATAACAAGATAGATAACTTTAACGAAACACTATCAACAATAAATAAGATAGTAGGTAAGATGCGGAAGGACTTTGGAGATACTGATATATCAATAGACGATTCACCAGGTGCTGGTAAGTTAGAGAATTGGGGAAAGAACTTATTAGATGGTTGGAGTTTAACAACTACGGTAACAATGCCTAACACTAATATAAATCTTTGCACGTAATGGAAGTAGAAAATGTATTAGATAGTTTTGGTGCTGCGGTTGTAAAAGGCGGGAGAAAGGAATTGAAGCGACAAGATAAGAACGCATCAAATAGGCTATCTGATTCATTACAATACAACGTTAAGGTATCAAAGAATAGTTTTCAGTTTGATTTACTGATGGAAGATTATGGAGACTTCATTGATAAAGGTGTGCATGGTGTAGGTGGAACTAAAGCCGATGGTAGTAAGTGGAAGAAGAAAAAGGTAACAGGCAGTAAGTTTAAGTACACGACTAAGCGACCACCAACGGATGCTTTTAACGGTTGGACTATTAGAAGAGGGATAGCACCACGTTCAGCGGGTGGTCAGTTTACAGCACGTAAAGGTTTGTTGTTTGCAATAGCGAATAGTGTATATCACACAGGATTAGAAACCACTAACTTTTTAACTAAGCCTTTTAACAAAGCGTTTGAGAAGTTACCGGAAGAAATAGTACAAGCGTTTGGATTACAAGTAGATCAATTTTTAGAAATAGCATTGAAATGATAAAGACTAGAAGTTCACATTACATTAACACATCGTTTATCTCTCCTTTGAGTGGGGTAACTTGTACAGCCTACACTATACAGATTTACGTATGGAACGGAGCAAAGACTAACGCACCAGTTAACCCAACGTATGAAGTAACAAAAGAGAATCCAACAGCAAGCACAGGAATAGATGAGATAAATATTGCACGATTAATAAACGACTTTGTAAATCCATCAGCACGTAAGACAAATACAACTGAAGTAATCGACGGGAATAATAATCTTTGGGTAAAACATAATGTACTTTACACTACAACCGATCCTGATGATTTAAACGTACCTCAAAACATAGCAGTAGATTTAATAGGTCGTGCTTACGGTTACGGTGATGAGGGAGAGAATCCAACAACTCCAGCGGATAACATTTTATTACAAGGCCGAGAGTTTAACGTATCAAGGGATGGGGTATTTGTATTGCCAATATTAGCGGATGAGATACCAAGTACATTAGATGCTGTTAACGAAACATTTAATATAATCTATCAGACCACAATTTTAGACGTATTAGCCAATGATGATTTAGGATTTACTCCAACGAACATAGCGCAGATTACTACATCAATGCCGTCAGAAGTTGGAACGTTAGAGATTACAAATAACACGGTAGTGTTTACTCCTGGTGTTGGACTTGTAACGCCTCAAACATTCACATACACATTAATAGATAGCACAGCAGAATCAGATATTGCAACGGTTACGATTAATATATCAGCAGTACCATCAACAGTATTAGCAGTAAACGATTACTTTGCTGTTAACAATACAGATGCAGTTGTATTGGACGTAATGGCTAACGATGTATTAGGAACAGAACCAACAGACATTATAAGTTTTGTAGATTCAGGGTTAACGAGTGGAGCAATAACTAATAACGGTACAGATTTAACATTTACACCTAACGGAGTTCTACCAGTAATTAACGAAACATTTACATACACAATACAAGATGACACGCCAACGAGTTCACAAGCGATTGTAACTTTACAAGTAACGTCGATAGGCTCAGCAAACAGACACTTATTAGAAGTAGATAACGCAAATACATTTAACGCTTTTATACAAGGAACATACAGCGATACAAATTTATCCTTTGGGTTCTTTGTTCCGGCGGGGGGAACTGTATCAGTTAATAGATGTGTAATAGAAAGTAGTCTAACGGTGATTACTAAAGTGTTCTATACCTTTGATGATTTAATAACATGCTAATATGGTAACAGTAATTTCATATCCGACCAATACAATAAACGAGAGTATCAATATAGACGATACTCTAAACTCGTATGAACTTATTAAATACGTATGGGTTGAAATGTCAGAGGCAGACCCAACCGACACGCATATAGAAATAGTTTTCAATGGTGAAACGATTACTTTGTTTTTAACTGAAGAGTGTAGGTTCACCCCAATAGATATATTCTTTATCAACAAGGAAGGCTCAGAGCAAGTTATCACATTCTTTAAAAAGAAAACGGATAGCATGACAACTAACAGCGAAGTATTTGAAAGTGATAGAGGGCAACCATTAGAAGGAAACCATCAGTTTGTTAGATACAATGTAAACGCACGAAGTAGTTTTGTAGTTAACAGTGGGTTTGTAGATGAATCAATGAATGAGACTTTCAAGCAATTAGAGTTAAGTGAAAAGGTTTGGATATTTGAGAACAGTGTATTTACTCCATTGAATAAAAGAGATGGTTCAATAGAATTTAAGACAAGGCAAAACGATAGATTAATTAACTACGAGGTACAATTTGAATTTGCATTTAATGAAATAAACAACGTTTAATGAGGGTTGACATATACATAGGCGATAAAAAACTAGATATGTTTTCAGATGAGAACGTGAGTTTAAAAAGTTCTATTGCGGATGTTCAAGATATTACTAAGAACACTACCGACTTCACCAGAGATTTTACAGTACCAGCATCAGACAATAACAATATATTATTTAAGCATTATTACGATGCAGATATAGATAACGGATTTGATGCACGTGTAAAAGTATCAGGTAGAATTGATTTAGACGGCATGTTATTTCGTGAGGGTAAATGGAGATTGCAAAAGGTTTCTGTTAAACAAGGTTTGCCGAGTGCTTATACTATTATCTTTTGGGGTAACTTACTATCAATTAAAGACGAGTTAGGAAAGGATGAGTTGAGTGATTTAGATATGTCTGCATTCAATCACGACTACAACAGCGCAAATGTAAAGACAGGTTTAACTACTTCTTTATTCAGTGGCGATTTAGTTTATAATCTATTTGTAAAGAAGCAATTGTTTTATAGTTCTGATCCATCTAACACCACAATAACAGATGACTTAATTAATATCGGTTGGGGTAATGGTTCAGGTAGTAACGGTGTTTTGTTTTCAGACTTACGCCCATCAATAAGAGTTATTAAAATCATTGAAGCGATAGAGGCGGATTACCCTATTACATTCTCTAGGCATTTCTTTGGTCGTACAGAATTTACAGATTTGTTTGCATGGGTTAATCCTAGTAAAGATTCTCAAGCGGGAGGTGGTGAGCAGTTAATAGATTGGGACGGTGGAGATAGTACATATTTAAACCATACAACAGACAAAGGTGTTTACCCAATTGAAAGGAATGATAGGCACTGGAGAATGTTATGTAATGTAGTTCCTGGTAGTGGATTTGAGCAAACACAATACACGGTTAGATGTTATGTTGATGATGAAATTATACAAGAAAATACTTACATAGGAACTAAAACACAACAGGCCACAGTAAGACCAAACAGCGGTAACACACCAAGAGAAGTATTTTGGACGGTGGCAGTAGTTAGTGGTTTTGAATTTTCATCAACAATCACTCAGCAGTTTAGAGATAACAAAGGCGGTGTAGGTGGTGGATTGTTAGAAGAAAGAATTACTACTTCTTCATCTAATGTAATCTCAAGTACTTTCGATGTTGCGTTAAACTTTCCAAAGTTAACTATACTAGACTTTATAAAAGGATTGTTTAAAATGTTTAAGTGTGTTGTTATTCCTTTACCGGATGGCACGACCTACGTAAACACATTAAAGAGTTTCTACCAAGAGGGAGGGATATTTGATATTACAGACTTTGTTGATTTTAAAGAATACGATGTTGCAAGGGGTGAGATCCTAAACGAGATTAATTTTTTGTTTGAAGAGCCAAGCACAATCTTAAATAAACAGTTTGAAGAAAACACAAGAACAGCGTATGGTGATGCTGAGATAAAACTATCAGATGAAGAAGGAACTATTTTAGATGGTGAGACTTTAGAATTTACTCTACCGTTTGAGCAGATAGTTTATGAAAGGCTAAACGATATTAACGATACCGAGCAGACTAATATCATGTATGGTTCAATAGTGGACGAGAATATAAAGCCAGTTAATCCAAAGTTACATTTGTTCTATAATATTAACCAATCGATTAGCACAAAGACAATAGGTTTTATTAATGACGTTGGAGGAAAGGAACAGTTAAGCGGAAACATAAACACGCCAAGTCATACGATAGGATTTGAATCTAGCAACTTCAGTACAATATTTGATTCTGAATTTAGTAATTGGAACGGCGAGAAGATTAACAATACATTATACACGAACTACCACGAGGATTATATTTTATCTATCTTCAATGTAAAGCGTAGGAACTTTAGATACAAGGCTGTGTTGCCTTTGATTATAATGTTAAAGTTAGAGTTAAACGATGTACTACAAATTAAAGACAACTATTTTAGAATAGATAGTTTTGAATCAAACCTGGTTACGGGGGATGTTACTTTGAACTTAATCAATTCATTTGATAACACTATACAAGGATTTAGTGCAAGCCCTACGGAGTTCTTTATTGATTACATGGAGCAGCAAGTTAGTACGTATGTAACAAATTTAGGAAATTTTAGTTTTAATAAGGTAGATAATGGTAGTGGCATAGATTGGGTAACGGTATCTAATGATATTAGTAATGTGTTCTTTGATGTAGAAGAAAACGAAGGAAATTCAAGAGATATATTTATAGACTTAACTAATCTAGTAACATTACAAGAGATAAGAATTTATATAAATCAAAGTGTTAAAGTAATAACATCAGACAACAATGTTATCACTTCTGACAATGACGAAATAACATCAGACAATGGCTAGAATACCAATAAATTACGGAACAACACCAGGCGATGGAACAGGAGATGTTTTATTTACCTCGTTTAAAAATATAGATGATAACTTCATAGATTTGTACGCAAATACAGTTGACAGTATAATACTTATAAAACAAGCCTCAGACTTTGGAACAATAGATAGTACTAAAGCATATTTAATTGACGGAACTATTGACATGGGTTCAACTTCTATTGAAATTCCAGCGGGAGGGATAAACATTTTAGGGTTAACAGTTGGAGTTAGTAAACTAATATCTTCAGAAAACAATTATACAATGTTCACTTCACCAGTTGGAGGTTCTGGAGGTGTTATTAAGGTTGATATGATTATATCAGTTACTGGCACATCGTCACAAGTTTACGACTTAACAGATGTTGATGGAACGCATATAATAAGATTAGGTACTACGGATTTTATAGACTGCACATCATTAGGCGAGATAACGGGGTACTTCACAGGTATTGAAACCGCTTGCGCTAGATTTGGGGGTAGTCCTAGTTTAACACTTTCAGGCACTTGGGCGGGTGGTTATAGGCAACAAACTTGTATAATAGCACTATTATCTTCAGGGTTTTCGGGTGCAGTTTTTTACAGAAGGAACTACATTTACTATGGCTAATAGGTTTTT